AACGTTGCTTTATAACAATTACTGTGCTTCCGATGACAGAATTGTCACCTTGAACGAGGCAGACAAATTTATGTCAAATTTCCGATCATATACCAATGGTGTTCTTATTGACGATATTGGTAACACAAAAGCCGATTTCGTTGAGCGTGCTCCAACTTCCCTAATGATTCAGTTGGTCAATAATGTTCGTATGTATGCGAATATGGCCGAAGCTGACATGAAGGGAAAGGTTTCAGTAGAACCAAAAGTTGTTATTGGAACCAAGAACGTTAAGGACACGTGCGCCACCGTTTATTCCAACGAACCTGCTTCTATTACACGTCGTGATCGCGTTACATTAACTTGCAAAGTCAAGCCTGAGTATGCTGTTCATGATATGTTGAGTGAAGATAAGGTTCGTGCTGCTTTTCCAAATGGATCACCATTGATCCCCGATTTTTGGGATATCACTGTAGAAAAGTCATTCCCTGTCCCACATGGAGTGAAAGGAAAAGCAGCAACTGTTGGATGGGAGGTTGTTGAATTTCATGGAAAACCTCTCAAGGATATTGGATTACCAGAGTTGATTCGTTGGATTGGACAGGATTCTATAAAATTCTATGCCAGTCAAAAGGAGTTGGTCACCAAGAATAATAATCTTGACAAACAAATTCAACTCTGTCCAGAATGTCGATTCCCTACACCAGATGTGTGCGTTTGTGCACGTGAGAATCATACCTATCTTCACAAGATGGATTCGCGTTGTGTAACAGGTTACTGTACGCGATGTGAGGCACATCATAAGGAAGATGAAGCGGAGGTTCTCGATAATCAAATTGGTGAAAGGATCGTTGCCGCCATGTTTCCCAAGTTTCGTAAATGGGATCGATGGTGGCGGCCACGCATTGCATACTGGACCGACGAGATTGAAAAGAAATCAGTTGAGGCGCTATTGCAGCGTCTTGACTGGCTTGAAAATTCTCGTTGGGTATGTTGGACAAATTGGGTTCCCAAGGAATGGATTGAGAAAGATTGGATGAAAAACATTGTGTGGTTCACTCGTGAGATTGAATTACGCGAACGTATTCGTCAATCTTATCTGAACCATTTGTTATGGATTGGTGTTTGCATTTTCCTTATTATATTTGTTCATTCTTATTTTATCCCTGCTCTAATTCTCCCTTTGATGGGAATTTCTGGAGTTGTGGAATTTGAGAAGAAGAAAATGTATGAGGAAGTTGCAGCCGACAATAAAGCTATGCCCAAGGTCTTCAAAATGTATCGTGATAGACACATTAAGTGGATTACGGGCGTTTGTACAGTTGTAGCAGCATTGTATGCTATTGCACAAATATACAAGGCTTTCAAAGTCACACCAGTGCCTCAGGGAAATCTTGCACCCAAATCTATTGTAGATATTGTGGAGCGAGATTCTGAGGTGAATCCATGGGCTGGCGTTAAAGTAAGTGAAATGCCGTGCACAGAGAAATCAAAAACTACAACTCCAGATCGTTTGGAGAAGATGGTTCAAGACAATCTGTGTCATATGGCAATTACTTTGACGGATAATGGAAGAGTGCGTAATTTTGAGTGTGACGCATTCTTTCCAAAATCAAATGTTGCTGTTCTCCCACGTCATATGTGGAAGGCTGACGATATCAAGGCTAAATTCACTCGACATGATCCTTCCTTAATTGGAGGCAATTTCGAGTGTTTCTTGTATCGTAAGTTCAGCGTTGACATTCCCAATACCGATTTGTCCGTGGTATGGGTCCCCAATGGTGGGGACTGGAAAGATTTGACAGATTACTTTCCATTGCAACGTTTTGCCAGTGTGCCAGCCCGTTTGACATTCAAGAAACAAGATGGATCCTGTATTGCGTCTAAATTGATGATGGATGTTGGTGAGGTTGTCACATATGCCGCAGAATTTTTTGGAGCAAAGTACAATTTGAAGTTTGAAACCTTCGAAGGTTTGTGTATTGCACCATTGATCACTGAAACCCGTGGACCACTTATTGGTGGGTTCCATTTGGGTGGAAAGAATGGCGAAACGCGTGGATGTAGCGGTCTCTTGCTGAAGAGTGAATTTGATAGTGCTTTTGAGATGTTACGTAAGGTTCCTGGAGTTGTATTGTCTAAAAGTTCTGGCACTGTGCCAAAAGAGCTTTATGATGTACAATTCTTTGAGAATACTGATGTACACCCGAAAAGTCCAATCAATTTCTTGCCCGAAGGTACTAATTGCAAGTATTACGGGCAGGTCAAAGGTCGCGCTTCATATTACTCGGATGTAGAGACTACTGTCATATCAGAGCACGTGGAGGACGTGTGTGGGGTACCTCAGAAATGGGGGGGTCCCAAATTCCGTAAAGGATGGCCTTGGCAAGCGTCATTGCAGTATTCAACTAAACCATCGTGTGGTATCGAAGGTTCATTGTTGGAACTTGCGGCTGATGATTATATTAAGGGTCTCCTTAGGGCATTGGATGATATTCCTAGTTTGAAGATGGGTGTCAAACCGTTGACGGAAATGGAAACCGTCTGTGGAATTGATGGACTTCGGTTCATCGACAAGATGCCACCTACAACTTCTATTGGGTATCCTCTATCTGGTCCAAAATCGAATTTCATTACGTTATTGGATC